CCGTTGGCGGCCATGATGACGCGCTCGCCGGCGAGCGCCACGATGGTGGCGATCGAGGCGGCGAGGCCGTCGATGTAGGTCGTCACCACGGCCGGGTGCCGGACGAGCGCGTTGTGGATAGCGGTCCCATCCCACACGTTGCCGCCCGGCGAGTTGATGTGCAGGTCGATCGCGTCGACGTCGAGGGCCGCGAGGTCTTTGACGAACTGCTTGGCCGTCAGCCCCTCGCCCCAGAAGTTCTCGCCGATCTCCTCATAGACCCAGATCTCGGCGCGCTTCTCTTTGGCGGCGTTGCGGATCTCATACCACGACTTCACGTCGCGCTCCCTTCGTCTGTCGTGAGGGTAGGAGCCGGCTCACGCGCGAGGGCCGTCGTGATGAAGGCGTGCGCGTCGAAGGGCGCGCCGGCGGAGGCGAAGGACTCGATGACGGGCGCCAGCTTGGCCGTCGCGAAGGCTTCGGTCTCGACGCGGTCGCGGCCCCGCTTACGGTCGTCCCGGTCGCGGCGACGAATGCACGCGACCGCGTCCCTGAGCACCGGCGCCATGATGTCGGCGACGTTCGCCTGCGCGCCCTTGTCGGCGCCCGTGATGGTGCCGTCCTCGGAGACGGTGCCGAGGTTGAGCTCGGCGAGCGGGAGGTCGAGGCCGGGACGCGGGTTGTAGTCGTAGTGCGAGCGCGCCTCGTTGCGGTCGATGATGCCGGCCCGCGTGAGCGTCGCATCGCCCTCGGTGCGGGTCTTGTAGTCGCCGCGCTGGAGGCCGTCGAGATTCCACTTCGCCCGGACGGTCGGCTCACCGGCGTAGAGGCGATGGCGGAGCACGCGCTCCGTGTCGACGCAGATCGGCGTGATGGTGTGCTTCGCGAGCCACAGGTCCTGCTGCTCCGAGTTCGAATACGTGCCGTGCGTCATGTCCTGCACCATCGCAAGCGGCATGCGGAAGACACCGCAGATCTTCTGCAGCATCCGCAGCTCCTGCTCGTTGAGCTGCGCGTCCTTCATGCTCATCTCGTTCTGGATGACCTTGAGGCCGCGGTCGAAGATGCGGAGCTGGCCGGCAGGCAGGATGCCGGCCGTCCCCTTGATCTGGTCACGGAGCGCGTCGCGGTCTTCCTGCTTCAGGGTGGAGTCGGTCTGCAGGTAGGCGGGGAAGTGCGTGCCGTTGCCGAGCAGGCGACCGAAGAACTGCTCGGTCCCGATGGCGGTCCCGATCGCCTCGCTCGCGAGGTCGATGAGGGAGGCGCCCTCGTAGGGCGTGCGCAGCACCGCGCCCTTGAAGTGCAGCACGTCCTTCGTCGAGTACGTGCCGGACGGCGTCAGCTCGTCGCCGCGGTACTCCCATCCCGAGAGGCCCTTCTGCGTCCGCACGAGCCGCGGCCTCGGACCCGTAAGCGGCCAGAACGCGAACGGTCGACCGCCTCGCGGTGACCACTCGACGCGGACGTAGGCATTGCCCGTGATGTCCTCGGCGAGCTGCTTCCAGCGCCAGCCCTCGCCGGCCGTCAGGAGGTCGTTCCAGGCGACGGCCAGCAGTGGGTAGGACGGGTGCTTCGGGAACGGCGTGAGGCTCCCGGCGTCTTCGCGCAGGACCCGCACAGGCAGCGTCGAGAACGTCTCGCTGCGCACGATGAGGCAGGCGAGCACGGCGGTCGACGCGAGGGCGGTCTGCTGGTTGACACGTACGCCACTGGCGGTGGCGGCGACGACGTTGAAGACGGCTTGCAGTACAGCGTCGTCGCTCAGGCTGTACTCCTCACCCTGGTCCTTCACGAACCAGCGCGCGGGATTCCAGTTCACTCGCGGACCTCTGCAGTCGGGTAACGAGGAGTCCGCGTCTATCGTGCAAGGCGCCTCACGCCGGTGGTCAGCCGCCGAGGGCGATCGTGTAGACGCCGCCGGTGGAGGCGAACGAGGGCGGCTTCTGGATCTGGGCGATCCATGCCGCCATGGCGGCCGCTACGGCGCCGTCGATCTTGCACGTCGGCTCGTCGCGGTCCGCCTTGGCGAAGCGCCAGCCGAGCGGCGGCCGCGCGTACGGCGCCGCGTTCGCGATGTGTTCGGCCAGCACGGGGTCGCCGCCGTGCCGCAGGCGGCCGGTCTTCGCGAGCTCGAAGAGGAACTGCGAGGCGGCGCACATGCGGGCGTTGTCCTGCGTGAACTCCTCCACCGGCAGGCCCTCGTCTTCGAGCTCCGCCATGGTGCGGCCCATCTGGCGGCGGTCGAACGCCATGCGCTCGACGTTCATCTCGGTCGCGATGGTGCGCAACGTGTCCTCAAGCGCCAGGTAGTCGTGGTACTCGCGCTCGCGGTCGGCCTCGCGGATGTCGGACCACAGGTGGTAGTCGCCCTCTGCGTCGACCTGCACGGTCGCGATCGCGATACGGTCGCGCTTGTCCGCGGCGTCGACCGCGACGACGGAGGGCCGCTCGGGGTCGAAGACGGGCGGCCTGCAGTTCTGCTCGCTCATCCATGCCTCGGGCGGGATGGCGGCGGTGTAGCGCCCGACGCGCGGCCAGCGGTTCAGGTGGTAGCGCTCGAAGTCGCGGCGGGTGAGACGCCGGTACATGTCCTCGAGGTAGGCGTCGGAGACCCACGGGGCGTTGTACTTGCGCCACAACGCCCGGTCCTCGAGGTCCTCCTCCTCCGTCGCGCCGTACCAGTAGTAGAGGCCGTGCGGGTCCAGGAGGATGCCGCCCTCGCGCTGGTTCGTCTCGCGGTTGATGGCGCCGTGGATCCAGTCCCACAGCACGCCCTTGCGCAGCGGCCCCGCGGTCGTGACGCCCAGCAGGAGCGGCTCCTCGCGGGCGCCCATGCCGGACCTGACGCCGTCGATCGTGTCCTGGCGGGTGTAGGTGTGGGGCTCCTCGAAGATGGCGACCCTGAGACCCTCGCCCTGCACGTCCTCGGCCGAGTGCGGGAAGATGCGCCAGACCGAGTCGTTGTCGGGGATCCAGATCCGGTCGGAGTAGATCTTGCAGAGCTTCCTCAGGCGCGGGTTCGTGTCGACCATGCACTTGCCGAAGCCGAGCGACTTCGCCGCCTGCCCGAGGTCCTTCGCGATCGTGCCGACGATCTGGCCGGGGACCGGCTCCATGACGAGGCACGTGAGGGCGAGGCCCGCGATGCTGGTGGTCTTCGACCACTTGCGCGGCATGCCGATGAGGCCCTCGGTGTAGAGCCGCGAGCCGTCGTCTAGGAGGGTGCCGAACAGCGGCCGGACGAAGTTGTCGCGGATCATGGGCGCGATCTCGAAGGGCTGCCCGGCCCAGCGGTCCTCGACGAGCTTGAGCTCTGTCGACATGAAGATCTCGGGCAGGATGCTGGCGAGGTAGGCACGGTCGATGTCGACGCCGGCCTTGTCGACCACCATCTCGATGATCGTGTCTCGGAGTTCGGTCGCCCTCATGGCTTGCGCTTTCTCGGCCGCTTCGCCTGCGGCCGCTTCTTCTTCGGCGGATGTGCGCGATGGCGGTGGACCGCGAGGCCGCGGTGAGAGCCGAACGTGCGGCCGCACTCGTCGCAGGCGTGCAACTCGATGGCGGCCTCGAGCGCGCGCCGCTCCAGGGGGTCGTGGGTGAGGATGCGCGAGACGATCGCCGCCGCCATGGACTCGTGGAGCTGCTCCATCATCGACTGACCGGCGAGCTGCAGGATGCCGGCACGGAGGCGGGAGACGAACGTCAGGGCGTACTGGTCGGCGATGTAGAGGTAGAGCTTCGCCTCGTCGCGCGCCACCTTGAGCGCCGGGTTCGGGCGCTTGCCGTAGATCTCGTGGACCTCGAACATGCCGTTGTCCTCGACGTCCCTCTGTGCCTCGGAGGAACGGTGCAGCGCCCAGGCCATGAGGCGGAGTGCCTCGAGGTCGGTATCGCGGACGCGGTCTCCGAGCTCGCCGACGGAGCGGATGAAGACCTCGCGGGGCAGCCCGTCGGGCAGCTCCTCGGCGATCGCGATCGCGAGCACTTCGTCGTGTTCCTGCGGCACGATCTCGACGACCTCTGCGCCGGCCGCAGGATGGTGACTCGTGCCCGCGGGCCCCCTCTGCGGCGCCGGGCGGTTGCCTCTACTCATCCTCGACCGCCCCCCGGAAGTTGTCCACGAGCCCGTCGCCGATGACCTTCGCCATGGACTCGCAGCGCACCGCGAGCTCGGGACGGGCATCTCGGCCGAGACGGACGTAGGTGTTGCGCAGCATGATGGTCTCGTGAACGACCGCGACCACCTGGACGTCGGGGTCCTTGCCGGGCTCAACGAGCGCGGCCTCGCCACCCTCGTGGGTGACGGCCGAGATCCACTCGGCCTCCGTCTTCAGGCGCCGGCGCCGCTTGGCGTCAGCCCAGCGGCAGGGGCGCGAGCAGTAGCGCGGCGGCCGGCCCTTGCCGCTCCAGACCACGGGGTTGTGACAGCCGTCTCGCGCGCACTCCATGGCGCCATGGTGAGGGACGGCTCACAAAGTCTTTCGCGGACGCTCCCGGTTCGCGAGATCGGGGATTT